CGAGGCCCAGTTCGTGCAGATGGAGCGCACCCGCGACTTCATGGTCAAGGTGTACGAGGCGCGCAAGGAGTACATCAAGCAGAAGGCGCTCGCGCAGATCGCGGTCAATCAGGATGACATGTACGAGTTGGCCACCGAGTCCGAGCGGCTAAGCGACAAGGTGTCGCTGCACAACGTGCTGCTGCGGTTGGCCGATCTGGACAAGCCCCAGCAGGGTGCCCTCGGCGGCGGCGGGTCGGGGTTCGTGCTGACCATCAACCTGCCCGGTGCCGGCCCCATCCAGATGCAGTCCGCGCCCGTGACCATCGACATGCCTGCCGCCGAGGATGACTTGCCGCCCACCCCGTCCTATCTCGCCCGTGCGGACAACCCGGACATCCTGACGCCGCTGCTCGACGATCTGGAGCTGGCATGACAGGGTTCACCTACACGCCCGTGGCCACGGGCATCAAGTTCATGCTGGACCGGGAGAACTTCGTCCGGGTCATCATGGGTCCGGTGGGCGGGGGCAAGTCCACGGTGTGCCTGATGGAGCTGGTGAAGATGGCCGGCGAGCAGGCGCCGGGGCCGGGCGGCGTGCGGCGCACGCGGTTCATCATCCTGCGCAACACGGTGGCGCAGTTGAAGTCGACGATCAAGCCGATCATCGACACGTGGCTGGTGGAGATGGCCCGGGGCCAGATGGGCAAGTGGCGGCTGACCGACAACATCTTCCACATGAACTTCCGCATGGCCGATGGCACGGTCGTCGACAGCGAGTTCTGGCTCATGGCTGCCGACACCCCGGACGACGTGCGGCGCCTGCTCTCGGTGGAGTGCACCGCGGCGTGGGTGGAGGAGGCGCGCGAGATCGACCGCGAGGTGTTCAACGGACTGCAGGGCCGCGTGAACCGGTATCCGAACCGGGCGATGGGCGGGTGCACCCGGGCCGGCGTGATCTGCTCGACCAACGCGCCCAACATCGGCAGCTTCTGGCACGAGATCATCTCCAAGCCCCCTGCCGGCTTCGGGGTCTACATCCAGCCGCCGGCCCTGCTGGAGGACGGCTCCGTCAACCCCGAGGCGGAGAACCTCGAAAACCTCGCCGAGGACTACTACGCGAATCTGGTGAGCGGCAAGACGCTCGACTGGATCGACGTGTACCTGCGCAACAAGTTCGGCCCGGGCGCCGGCGGCCAGCCCATCTACAAGCGCACGTTCCGCAAGGAATTCCACGTCGCCACGGAGGCGCTGCAGGCGATCCGCGGGTCGAACAACCCGCTCATCGTAGGCATGGACAACGGCCTGCAGGCGGCCGCGTCGATCTGGCAGATGGACCTCCGGGGCCGGTGTCTGGTGCTCGACGAGTCGTACGTGCCGGAGAGCGAGACGATGGGCGTCGAGACCTTTCTCGACACCCTGCTGGTGCCGAAGCTGATCGACGAGTGGATGTTCCCCAAGAACAAGATCGTGTTCGTCGTCGACCCGGCGTGCTTCGAGCGGTCGCAGGTCAACGAAGATACAATCGCCAAGGCCATCCAGCGGCGCGGGTTCTACGTCATCAAGGCGTCCACCAACGACCCCGCCAAGCGGGTCAACGCCGTCGAGGGACTGCTTGGCCGGCAGATCGACGGCAAGGCGGCGCTGCTCATCAGCCCGAAGTGCGAGCACACCATCGCCGCGCTGGAGTGGGGCCACCGGTACAAGACGACCCGCGACGGGTCCAACACGCTCATCGCGGAGAAGAACCACCACTCCCACATGGGCGACGCGTTCCAGTATTCCGCGCTGCACTACAACGTGCAGGCGGGCGTCTCGCTAACAGGCAACCGCCCGGCCATGCCGGTGCAGAAAGCCCGGTACCACTACGCGTGAACGGGCAGACTTAACACCCCACCGAGGTAAAGGCAAATGGCAGGACTCATGGTTCCGGGGGCGGACCCCTCGATGCTGGCGCAGCCCGCGCTCGGGGCAGCCGAGCCCATTGGCGGGGCGCTCATCCCCATGCGCTCGCTGGCGCAGCTCGAAGCCATGAACGCGCCGCCCCCGGCGCCGGACCGCTCCGCCATGATGGGCTCGCTCGCCGCGTATATCCGCAAGTGCTGGGACGCCGCGCGCACCCACAAGGAGCCGATCGAGCGGTTGATGAACGACGCGCAGGCCGCGCGCCGCGGTGAGTACACCGACGCCGAGCGGCAGAAGATGGCCGACCAGCCCGGCTCCCAGATTTACATGATGCTCACCGCCACCAAGGCGCGCCAAGCCGTGGCCCTGCTGCGCGACGCGCTCATCGGCACCGGCGGCGAGAAACCGTGGACCATCACGCCCACCCCCGTGCCGGAACTGCCCGACGACGTGAAGGCCGGGCTGCTCGCCGCTACCGCCCAGAGCGTCATGCAGGCCGAGATGATGGGCATGCCCATGGACCAGAACCAAGTCCGGCAGCTGCTCCTCGACGCCAAGGCGGCCGCCGAGCGGCTTGTGCGCGAGCAGGCCGTCAAGCACGCGGAACTGGCCGAGACGAAGATGGAGGACCAGCTCCTCGAAGGGGGGTTCCTCGACGCCCTGTGGGCCATGATCGACGACCTGCCCACGTTCAAGACCGCGTGCGTCAAGGGGCCGGTGGTGCGGCGCAAGCCCACCATCGCGTGGAAACCGGTGGGCGACGGGACGTACGAGATCGTCGTCGAGGACAAGCTCACGCTGGAGTGGGAACGCGTCGACCCGTACTGCCTGTACCCGGCGCCTCACGCCACCAACCCGCAGAACGGGTTTCTCATCGAGCTGCACAAGCTCACCCGGCGCGACCTGCACGAGCTGATCGGCGTCGAGGGCTACAGCGAGGAAGCCATCCGCAAGGTGCTCGACGAGTTCGGCCGCGGCGGGCTGCGCGAGTGGACCGTCAACGAGAGCGCGCGCAAGCCGGACACCGACACCATCATGTCGGACAGCACCGACGACACCATCGCCGCGCTGCAGTATTGGGGCTCGGTGCAGGGCCGCATGCTGCGCGAGTGGGGCATGAGCGCCGAGGAAATTCCCGACGAGCTGGCCGAGTACGAGATCGAGGCGTGGCTCATCGGCACCCACGTCATCCGCGCCGCGCTCAACCCCGACCCCCTCAAGCGCCGGCCGTACTACACCACCAGCTACGAGCCCGTCCCGGGCCAGTTCTGGGGCAACTGCCTGTGGGACCTCATCCGCGACTGCCAAGCCATGTGCAACGCCGCGGCGCGCGCGCTGGCCAACAACCTCGGCATCGCCTCCGGCCCGCAGGTGTGGGTGAACGTCGACCGCCTGCCGGCCGGCGAGAACATCACCGAGATGTACCCGTGGAAAATCTGGCAGGGCGGCACCGACCCCATGGGTAACGGCGGTGCCCCCATCGTGTTCTTCCAGCCGGAGTCCCACGCGCAGGAGCTGATGAGCGTGTTCGAGCGGTTCTCGATCCTCGCCGATGAATACTCGGGCATCCCCCGGTACATGGCCGGCGTCGAGGGCACGCCCGGGGCGGGCCGCACCGCCAGCGGCCTGTCGATGATGATTAACAACGCCTCCAAGACGATCAAGAGCGTCGTGTCGGCCATCGACCAGCGGATCATCGCCCCGCTGCTGGAGCGGCTGTACTACTACAACATGCGCCACTCGGACGACCCGGACCTCAAGGGCGATCTGAACATCGTGGCGCGCGGCGCGCTGTCGCTCATCGCCAAGGAAGCTGCGCAGGTGCGCATCAACGAGTTCCTCGGCGCCACGGGCAACCCGGTCGACATGCAGATCATGGGGCCGGAGGGCAGGGCGTACCTGCTGCGCGAGGCCGCCAAGCGCCTCGACCTCAACACCGACAAGATCGTCCCGACCATCGAGACGCTCCAGATGCGCATGGCCATGCAGCAGCAACAGCAGATGGCCGCGCAACAGGCCGCCGCCCCCGGCGGCGGGGAGCGGCTCATGGACGGGGCGCCCGTGACCGACATCCTTGCACCCCCGGCGACCGCGTGATTGACGCGCGCTATCGCAGGGTGTTAGCTTATAGGTACTGACATGACTGAGCGCGAGGCCCGGATGTTCGCCACGATTGCGCAGACCGATCTGCGTGCGTGGTTGCAGGACCAGATCGACCAGAAGCAGGCGCTGCTTGTGCAGCAGACCGAGATGGTCGGAGTGTTTCGCGCGCAGGGCCAGATCACCGCGCTGAGCGACTTGCTCAAGCAGATGGACGCGGCCAAGCGCATGTTGGCGACGAATACCTAACCCGCCGGGGTTTCTCCCGGCACATCCGCAGACCGCGCCCGTGATGGGCGGACAGGCGCACTGGAGTTGAAATGTCCTTGCCACGAGCGGTACAGGCGCAGCTCGATCGAGCCGCCGAGTTGGAACAGGCCCTGCAACAGCCCCCGGCTGACCCCCCGCAGGAGACCGCAACACCTCCGGACCCGGAGCCCAAGGAGGCCCCGCCGGCGGACCCGCCCAAGCAGGAAACCCCACCCAAGCCGCAGGCGGCACCGCCGCAGGACGAGGCTCTCGCGCAGGCGTACCGGACCCTACAGGGCAAGTACAACTCCGAGGTTCCCGCACTGCAGCGCCAGCTGGCCGAGCGTGACCGGATGTTCGCCGAGATGCAGCAGGAGATCGCTGCGCTCAAGGAGCAGACGGCGCGCCCTGCGCAGCCGGCACCGACCGAGGCGAAGGTGGACCCGAAGGATGTCGAGAACTTCGGTGCGGACCTTGTGGACATGGTTGGCCGCGTTGCGGCCACCGCGTTCGCGCAGCAGGCCGCTCCGCTGATCCAGAGGTTCGAGTCGGTCGCCAACCGGCTCCGGGCCGTCGAGGAGCAGGTCAAGGGTGTCGGGCAGCAGCAGGGCGCAACCGCCGAGCAGCTGTTCTACGCCGACCTCACCCGACGCGTGCCGGACTGGGAGACGGTCAACGCGGACCCGGCGTGGCTGGCGTGGCTGGGTGAAGTCGACCCGGTCTACGGCGAGCCCCGCCAGAAGGCACTGGACGCAGCGAGCACGGCGCTGAGCGCAGAGCGGGCCGCGGCGATCTTCAACGCCTACAAGGCTGCGAAGGCGCCGGCCAAGCCCACCCGCCCCGACGACCTCTCGAAACAAGTTGCGCCTCCGAAGTCGGGCGGCGCCGCTGCACCGGTTGCGGCCGGGCCTCGTGAATGGACGAGAGCCCAGATTCTGGCCCACTACGACCGGGTTCGCCGCGGCGAGCTGACCCCCGATGTCGAGGCGCGGATGGAAGCCGAGATCAACGCCGCGCTCGCGGAGGGCCGAGTCCGATAGACCAGCCCCGGGGTGCGGCAGCAATTCAACCGCAAGAGGTGAAAAATGTCGTACCCCGTCGCAGCTCCGTACAACACCACGCCGGCCTACTCGGGCACCTTCATCCCCGAGATTTGGTCGGCCCGCCTGAACGCGAAGTTCTACAAGACGACGCTGTTCGGCGAGATCGCCAACACCGACTGGCAGGGGGACATCTCCGGCCTCGGCGACAAGGTGATCATCAACAACATCCCCGACGTTTCGATCAACGACTACACGGTCGGCGGCACCCTCAGCTACGAGGTGCCCACCCCGAACACCGTCGAGCTGCTGATCGACAAGGGCAAGTCGTTCTCCTTCCAAGTGAACGACGTGCTGGCCATGCAGGCCAAGCCGAACCTGATGGAGATGTTCACCGGCAACGCCACGACCCGCATGAAGATTTACGTCGATGCGGACGTGCTGTTCGGTACCTACAATCAGGCCGCGGCCGCCAACATGGGCGCCACCGCCGGCGTGCGTAGCGCGTCGTACAACCTCGGCACCGACACCTCGCCGGTCGATCTGGCCGCCAGCGCGGACGCTGCGCTGGAGATGATCCTGCGCCTCGGCGCGGTGCTGGACGAGCAGGACGTTCCCGACGAGGGACGCTGGCTTGCGATCGACGCCCAGACCCGCAACAAGCTGATGGGCTCGAAGCTTGCGCAGGCGAACATCATGGGCGACGCGTCGTCCATGGTCCGCAACGGCAAGATCGGCATGATCGACCGGTTCACGGTCTACCTGTCGAACAACCTGCCGCGCGGCGTCCTCGACAAGGCGTGGGTGAACGGCCTGACCGACCCGGCCACCGGCGCGGCGGCTGTCGGCAAGGTTGCCCGCCGGGCGATCATGGCCGGCCACAAGTCGGCGATCACCTTCGCCTCGCAGATGACCAAGATGGAAACCCTGCGCATCCAGACCGACTTCGGCGACTACGTCCGTGGCCTGAATGTGTACGGCTACAAGGTCGTCAAGCCCGAGGCGCTGGCCCTCGCTGTGGTGAAGTAAACGGTAAGATGTAAGTGGGGGCGGGCTAACTCCCTGCCCCCACTCAACATCTACGGAGATCACCATGACGGACGAAGTGAAGCAGGTTCGAGCCCTGCTGGGCGACAAGGCGCAGGAAGTTGCCGGGCGTGTGATTGCGCTCGTCGACGGTCGCGTCCGCGACATTGTTACCGCCGACGGGGAGCTGACCGAATCCGGCCGCTCGCTGCTGGAGGGAGCCACCGCGGAATCGCCGGCACCCAAGCGCGCTCGCAAACCGAAAGCACAGACGGCCGAAGCCGACGTGGCTGCCGACCTGCGCGCCGCGCTGGACGGTGACGACGACCTCGGCCTCGACGACTAACCCCCGAGCCGGAGAGCGGCATGGCCCTTACAGTGCAGTCGGTGCTCGAACGCGCCGCGACGATCATTCAAGATCAGACGAACGTCCGGTGGCCCGTCGATGAGCTGCTGGACTGGTATAACGACGCCCGCCGCGAGGTGGCGATCGTTCGGCCGGACTTGTATGCAACGACGCAGGTCATGCCGCTCGCCGCCGGTACCAAGCAGACCCTCCCGAACGGGACGACCCCAGCCGGCTTGCCGGCGGGTTCCCGATTCCTCGACGCGATCCGTAACGTGACCGCTCTTGGCGCCATCGGCAAAGCCGTGCGGGTCGTCGAGCGCGAGGTGCTGGACGCGCAGAAGCCCGACTGGCACACCGAGGCCGAGTCGACGGACATCAAGCACTTCATGTTCGACGAGCGCACCCCCCGGGTGTTCTACGTCTACCCGCCGGCGGCCGCGGGCCACAAGTTGGAAATCGCGTATTCGCAGACGCCGACCGACACGTTGCTTGCGAACATCGCCACGGACACGCTGGAGAACGAGGACATCTACGCCGGCGCCATCGTGGACTACCTGTGCTATCGGGCCTTCTCCAAGGATGCCGAGTACGCGGGCAACGCGAACCGCGCGGCGTCTCACTACCAGCAGTTCATGAACTCGCTGGGGCTGGGCGGCGTGGCCACGGTCAACAGCAGCCCGAACACGGCCAACGTCGGCGGCATGCCGCCGCGCTCGGCCACCGGCGCCGCGAGGTAACCCGTGGACTTCGCCGACCTCGTTCCGCTTGTCCTGCCTGACGTGGCCGGGTGCCCGTCCACGACCATCGAGCGGGCGTTGCGTGACGCGGCGGAGACGTTGTGCGAGCGGACCGGGGTGTGGGTTCACCAGATGGACCCCGTCACCCCGGCGTCGGACGGGGTCATCGACCTCGAACTGCCGGCGGGTTCCCGGCTCGCTACGGTGTTGTCGGTCGTCGCGGACGGCCGGCAGCTGACCGGCATTCACCGGGACGACGCGGATGCGATGCCTTCCGCGGTCGGCTACGTGCGCCTCAGCGCGGACCAGTTGCAGGTGGTGAATCTCACCCCCGCCACGGTGTCCGTGCGCGTCGCTGTTGTGCCAGACATGGACGCTGAGTCCATCCCCGACGAAGTCGGGCGGGTTTGGTGGATGTCACTGGTCAACGGCGCCAAGGCCGAGCTGCTGATGATCCAGAACGTCGTGTGGTCCAACCCTCAGCTGGCGGATTACTACCGCCGGATTTTTTCGTCCGACCTGTTGCGGGCGTCCGTTTCTTCTTCCAAGGACGGGGGCTCGGCGGCGCGCCGGGTTCGGCCACGTCCGATCTGCTAACCGGGAGTTCCATCGTGAAAGACATCACTCGCGTCGCCGACAGCGCCCTCGCCGGGCTTGTGGCCCGCAACCAAGCCCACGACGAGTTGCTCGCGCGCGGGCGCTTCGTCATCGAGTGCCGTGACGCCGACGGCAATCTCAAGTGGGTCGAGGACGGCCCCAACCTGATCGTCACCGCCGGCCTGAACAAGCTGCTGCAGGAGACCCTTTCGGGCTCCAACTTCACGGCGGCGTGGTTCATGGGCCTGATCAACGCCTCGGGATTCACGGCCATCGCGGCGGCCGACACCATGGCGAGCCACGCTGGGTGGAGCGAGTCGGCGGCGTACAGCGCAGGCACGCGCCCTGCTGTTGCGTTCGCCGCTGCCTCGGGCGGCTCCAAGGCCACCTCCGCGGCCGTGTCGTTTGCCATCAACGCGACCGCCACGCTCAAGGGGGTGTTTCTCGCCGACAACAGCACGAAGTCCGGGACGACCGGTACGCTGTTCAGCGCCAAGGCGTTCGCTGCGGATCGTTCGGTGCAGTCGGGTGACACGCTGAACGTGACCTACACCGCGACGCTGACCGCGTCCTGATAGGGGCCGCCATGGACTACGCCGCGC